GCAAATGCTTTATCATTTAAGCATCCGTCAAAGGCATAATAATTAATAGTTACTTTGTTTGCTGTTTGTAAAACTCCGCTATAAAATTCGGTTATGATTAATTTAACTGCTACCGATTTATTAGTAGCTACTTGTATCGGGCTTGCTAAACTTAAAACAGGGTTAAAGAAATGCTGAATATAATTCTTCACCCATTGTTGAGCATCAAATACTAAATAGCCATCGGGTCTTTGTAATATGTTTTCAGTATAAATTTGTCCGCTAGTATTTACCTCAACCGTTACCACATACTTAAAATCTGCAATAGCTATTTGATTAGATATAGCAGTTACATATTGCTTATTGTAAGCAGGTGTTAATATTTCAGGCTGCTGTGTTATAGTTAGTGCCATTATTTCTTTGTCGTTTGTTGAATGTCTATTATTATTTCGGTATTTACTAGCTTTGCAATATCCTCTTTTAGTTTGTCAATCCTTCCGTCTTTAATTACTTCGTCATAAAAGTGATTACCCTTATAACCTTTTTTATGTATTTTTCTTGCAACTAAATACGCTACCCTTTCTACTGCTTGATCAAATGTTTCTTGTTTATAAGCCTTTTTTATTTTTTTGTTTTTTAAACTCTTTGCCTTTACTTCCCGTCTTTTTGCTATCTCTACTTTTAACTTTCTTGTTTTTACCCACCTTATTAATTTTCTTTTTAATGAACCATCCCCGCTGTTAGTTGTTGGGCTTCTGCCACTATTTACAGCATCCCAATAATCATTCATAGTTAAAGTAAAAAACAAACTACCATCTGCAAACTTAGTAGATGGATCTATACTTCTATCTAAATTGCTTATTAATGCTTTATCCCTTTGTTTACTTTTTAATGACTTTCGTAAATCATTAAGTAGCTTGTCACCAAACTCATTTAATAAATCCTTTATGCCATTATCTATTGCCATTTAATGCTATCTCAAATTTGCCTTTATCTTTTAAGTAGGCTAACTTATTGTAAAACCTTAATACGTTCCATTCATAAATATTATCCTCATTTAACCCGCTATCCTCTATGCAGAGACTAACTGAGTATTCCCAACCCCATTGTTCAAAAAAGTCTGAAATTCTAAATCGTCCCGGACTTCCGTCATCAACTCCTCTATTACTTTGTTCGCTTGATGCAAACAATCCTCTATAATCTCGCTGTAGTTTTTCAAACAATTTGAATAAAAAAAAACAGCCCCAAGTGTATCTTTTAATTTTGATTTCTTAAAATACTCTACGTTCCTAAAATGGTTGTCGCTGTTATAAACCCAACCTTTAAATGTTAATTCGTGGTGGCATATTGCCATAAGTTCGGGTAAACACTTAATATAATCGTTACCGTTGTTTTTAAGAATGGTTGTAAAGTCTTTTTGTTGTGCGGTTGTATATTCGTGTATCTCTTTAATGTACCTAAATTTATGTAAACCAAAACGTACCGACTTTGCAACTGGGAACTGATTGATAGGATTGATTAAGAAAGCTGCACCCAAAAGCATATCGTAAACCTTTGTCGGTGATAGGCTTTCTATGTAGTCAATTGACTTACCAGTTAATATTGATAGTCTTTTGCAAGCCATATCCAATTTATCTAGTTTTTCGGTTTTAAGCAACTCCAATTGTTGGAACTGCTCAACTGTTAAATCTTCGTATCGTTTAGGAATATTCATTATAATAATATAGTATTTTATTTGTTTTTTACGTTTATTGAATAAAGAAAGTTGATTTCTTAAGTCGGTTTAAAGCTACATATCTAATTGCATCAATAGCATGGTTGTAACTATCAATAGGCTGTGAAGTATGTTTGCCGTCATTATCAGTCACCCATTTATAGTTTCTTAGTTCCTTTATCAAATTAATACTAGACTTCGTTACACTCAATTTAAACGCTTGTAAAGTATCTATTGAATTACGAATACTATCCGCTCCTTTTTTAGCACCCTCAATTCTAAATTGCGCCCGTCTTAAATCCTCGATGCTTTTAGGCTCGGCACTATCTGCCACTATCATTTCATGTGACTTTATTCCCAATTCTTTTAACCTAGTTATTAAATCGCTGTTTGTTAATTTAGTTTGATATATCAATTCGTTTATGTAAAGTTCACCGTTGTATCTATAAACTGCAATTAATGTAGATGGATCATTTGTAAAACCAAAGTCCATTCCATAAGCTATAAACTCGGCTTCATTTGGAACGCTATCACATTGCGCCCAATTTTCAAAGACGGTGCCTTGTAAACTACCTATATTCCCTAAGCCATAAACGCTCCACCAATTAGCCCAGTAAGTTGATGTTAGTGCTTTCTCCTTTGCTTTCTCAATTTCTTTAACTATTGATAAATCCAACGCTTCATTATCTTTGTAAGTTAAAACAACAAAGTCGGTATCACTATCATTAATCAATTCGGTATCAACCCAAAATTCAGAAACGGGGTTATAATCTAAATAAATAAAGCGGCGTGTTCTAATTGCTAATTGATAGTAAGCCTCCCAAGTTATATTATTGCACTCATTTACAAATAACACATCACGCCTTGCCCCTCTTAATTTACTTTCTGCATCTGCACTAAAAAATTCAATATAGGCACCATTACTAAATGTATAAACTAAAGATGACTTATTAAAGTTCTCCGGCTCATACATTCCGATCATATCCATAATTTTAAGAAAGTCACGTAATGCCCCTCTCTTTAAATGTGGTATAGTTTCAGCAACTATTGATATTTCAGCTAATGGATTTTTAACAGCATAGTCAATAAGGAAAGGAACTATTGTAAATGTTTTACTTGCAGACGTACCGCCCCTTACTACCCGAACTCGTTTATTGAGTTTAGATATCTTGGCTTGGGCTGTCGTTCGTTGTAACATTAATATCTATTCCGTTAAATATAGGCTTCTCAGTTATTAACTGATTAATCGTTTGGCTCGGTACACCATGCACTCTGCTTATAAGAGTTTCCAAACTATACAGCGTTCCTTTCTCTAAACTTTTACGCATAGCGTTTGCAATGGTACGTTCTAAGATAGTTGCGTGTTCATCTTTAAATATATCGGCTAACTCATTTAAAGTCATAGCCATCATGTTCTCGATGGTTTGGTTTATATCCTGTTTGTTATAACCCATATCTTTGAGTTGACAAACGAATTTACGAGGTCGTCCGTTTGGGTTGCCGCTCTGTCCTTTTTTCCAACTAAATGGTAAAATATATTCTATGTTATCTGACATTATTAATTTTATTTATTATATTTGCAGTGCGATGGTAGTTTAAAATAGAACATTAGTCAACCAGATTAAAGGCGGGGTTTGTAACCACCTCATCGCTCTCAGTAATAACCTTGCGCTCTTGTAAGGTTATTTTTTTTCCTTTATACATTCCTGCACCTTGTTTATCAATTTCGCTAAATGGTAAAATAGGCACGGTTATTTTATTTGTTTTATCTATTAGGTAAATGTATCTAATTTGAAAACCATTTAACTTTTTACCGCCATTATCTTTTATCCAACTTGTTCCGCTTTTACCATTACTTTCTTTTGTTCGGTGTGCTGAACTTGTTAAACTACAAACTACTTCGCCATTTGGCATTTGATAAGTACTTGTATTTTTATTAACTCCGATTAATTTAAAACCACTTGCCCTATAAATTGTTCCATCTCCACATAAATTACCATCACTAAAACTTAATATCCATTTTATTTGAGGTGCATTTTTTTTAATTAATTTAATACTAATTGCTATACATCTACTTTCCGAATATTTAGGCAAATAATCATCAAACGCCATTCTGTTTAATTCTATTACTTCATTCCATTTTGTATTTTCAACATAATGAATAACTTTAGCTTTTACCATTGGACTTCCGTAACTCATTACACCATGTAATTTATCATCTAAAAAGCAACCAAAATGCAAAGAACTATTTTGCACTACCTTACCGCTGTAATGGTTTAACTTAACAAACTCATTAGCAATCTTACTAGGTATAACTTTTACAATTATTTCCTTTGCTCTGCCCATTGCATAATAATTAAATACAAAGCGTTACCGTTACTATTTTCATTACCCATCGTTTCTGCATACTTATACTCTTCG